CGTCCCGTTGAAGCTGAGCGTCCGGTCATGATCGGTGAAGCCGAAACTCGTGCCGTCCGCCCGCGAAATCCGCCAGCACCAGGTGAGCGTGGTGGTGCCATCGTCGAGATGGGCTTGCAGGTCAGGGGAAAGGGTTTTCATCGGCAGGTTCCTGTCATGCGGTCGTCGAGATCGGCGATCCAGTTCGCCCATGTTGGCGGCACATCCGCGACGGTCTCAGCAGCAGGCTGGGCCAGCCGTGCCTCGCCGTAGGAGGCGCAGCCAGCATCACCACGCATTGTCGTTGTCGCGCAGCCTGTCAGCAGGAGCGCCAGCATCGCGCCCGTCGCGAACCGCCTTGCGCCCGGCGTCCAGCCGGTCTGTCTGATCGCGTTGTGCATCCTGAAAGGCCTCCTCTCGTCCAGTGCGTTTGCCTTCCGCGCGACCCAGCAGGCGGCCGAGGACGACACCGCCGATCGCGCCCAGAGCCGCGACAAGCCAGATCAGGAGCTCAGCCATCGTCCCGTTCCCCGCGCGCCGCGGCGACGCAGAGGGCTACGATCAGCACGCCGAGGCTGCCGCCCATGACCAAACCAACAAGGAACTCAAGCATCGCCCTGAAACCCGCGCTCGATCCGGTCGCGCAGGCCGATCAGGCCAAGCCCGAGAAACATCAGCCCGGCCGGGGACGTATCGCCAGAGCCCGCCAGCAACGCGACCAGCCGAGACAGCTCAGCAAGCGGGCCGGTGGCGGGCAGCAGGATTGATGCAACGCCGGTGAGAACGGCGAGACACCCCGCCCACCAGGTCAGGGAATTGGGGCGGATATAGCGCATGGGATCAGGTTCTCCGGATCAGGGTGGAAAGAAGGTTTGCCAGCCGAGCGAACCAGCTGGTCTTTGCGGCTGGCGTGGATGGGATAATGAGTGGCGGTGGCGCGATGGCCGGGCGCAAGAGCGCCAGCGCCTGGTCTTTGCTCAGGCGTCGAACGGGTCGGGAGAAGTCGACGCGTCCCGATCGGTCCACCGCCCAGACCGGGATGGTGCCGCCCGGATACCGGCCATGTTGGAACAGATCGCGCTCCGCCTCGCGGCGTGGAATGATCGAGGCGGGCTTGCTCCATCCCATGAAGGCCTGCGTTGCCGCCTTGCGGTCGCCTGCGTTCAGATGGCGGGTCAGCCTGGCACGCGCGATTCCGCCGGTGTTGTAGTGAAAACTGACCAGCGCATCGAATTCATGTGGGGCCAGCGGTACCGTTACGGCCCGCCGCACTTCGGCCTCGCAGGTCTGAATGTCGGTGCGGAACAGCCGGAATGCCTCCCGGATCGCAGCATCGAGATCGGCGGGCATCCCGTGCGGCATGCCGATCGGATCAGGCGGCCCGGCGGCGACGGTATGGCCGATGCCGAAGGTCCAGACGTTTTTCACGTCCCGATAGGGCCCGGGCACGAGACCTTCGTGCCGGGCGAGGGCCGATAGGCCCCGGTCTGTCATATGCATGGTTTTACCTCAGATGTGAGAGGAGCAGGATCAGGGCCGCAACAATGATGCCGATGCGGATGCGGTGGTTGAAGGTCTGGCTCGGATCGGCAGCGTCGCTGCGCAGGGTGCGCGCAAGGCGGAGGAGATCATACATCGTTGTCGCCGCCTTTCGGGTGGCGCATCCGGGCAAGGACGATTTCGATACAGGCCGGGCCGAAGACGCCGACCAGATAGGCGGCTGATCCAGCGGCCCCGCTTGCCGGGATCGCCTCGGGCGGCAGGCCGAGCCAGGCGGTGATGACCGCCATCGACAGGCTGCCCATCCCGGCTGCAATCAACCCGCTGAGCAGTATGTGGCGCAGCGCGTCGCGCAGGCGCATCCTTGTTGTCAGCGCATTGGTCGCGCCGCCCAGCGCACCCCAGGCGGCGAGGATGACGGCGGTGGACGCCGCCAGATCGCGCAACACCGCAGCCAGAAAACGGGTCTCTTCGTTCATCTGCGGATCTCCAGCAGCGGGATGGATGTGATGGATCCGAGCCGTTCGATATCGAGGGTGACGTCGAGTGTGTCGGTGTCGAAGCGGACGGGCACGTCGAATTCGAAGCCAGCGGTGATCACCACGCCCGCGCCGGGAGCAATGTCGAAACTCACGAGGCCGATGGTGGTGTCGACGCTCCAGCCCGACATCTGTTCGACGCCGTCCAGCGCGACGCGCACGCTGCCCGTGACGGGCTTTGCGATGGCGCGAGTCCAGGTCTGTGCGCCGGAAGTGTAGTGCTTCAGCAATGCAAAACTGGTGACAGCGCCGGTGCCGATGAGCTGGTCGGTTGGCGTCACGGGTTGCGATGGCAGGCTGGATTTGTAGTCGGCCCAGTCCTTGTAGCGAAATCCGTGGAGCCGCCCATTGCGGGCCTCGAAGAAAGCCACCACGGCTGCCAGATCGTCCGCACGGCGGATGCCATAGGCGACGTCATAGCGGCGGCGCGAGTTGGCCCAGCTGGCATTGCGTTCCTCATCGCCACTCGCCAGCTCGACGATCTGGGTGCGCCGTTCAGGCCCTCCGCGTGCGCCGCGACTGATGTTGTCAGGAAACCGGTCCTCGTGAAACGCCATCACATGCCCCTCCGACCGAGGGACACCGCGCGAGCAATATCGGCCGCGACTTGTGTGCGGGATTGGCGGAAACTATCGGCATCGCGGGCGTTGATCGTGACGGAAATATTCGGGGCGGCACTCTGTCCTTGGCCATAGCCAGCGGCCTCACGACGGGATAATACCCGTTCGCCGCGTTGAAGGATCGCTGGAACCTCGTCGGGTTTGATGCCAGCCCAGCCACCGGAATGCATACGTGGTGCGCCTGCGAAGGCCAGCGCCGGAACCATTCGGCCCGGGCCCGGCGATCCGACCACGCCGCCTGTGTGCAGGATATCCGCGAACAAACCGCCAGCGCGGCCCGCGTCGCCCGCACCGCCCAGCGCGCCCGAGAGCGCATTGGTGATTGGCCCAAGGATGAAACGCCGCGCCGCGAGTTTGGCCAGATCGGCAATCATCGAGGTCACGAGGTCGCGGAAATCCAATTTGCCGGATTTGACGAATGTGGCCACCGCGTTCTCGGCGCTTTGGAAGGCCCCGACCAGTGTCTGGCCGATATCGCCACCAATATCGCGGGCCTTGGCGGCATAGTCGGCGAGCGACGCGGTTACCGCAGCCCATCCGGTTGCTGCTGTTTCGGCACCGGCAGCCGCTGCCGCACCGGCATTACGTGCGGCTCCGCCCGCGCCATCTGCAGCATTGCTCGTGTCATTCAGCCTGGCTGCCAGCGCGTCCGCAGAACCGGCGGCATCTGCCAGCGCCGTCTCGGCCTCCACCCCACTGTTGGTCACGGCGTCGCGCAGCGCCTGCCAGCTGGAAAGCGGCCGACCTGCGGCATCGGAGAGCATGCGCGCGGCTTCGCGATATCCGTCTGCACGGCCACGCGCATCCTCGGCCATCGCGCCAAGACCGAGGTCCGGCGGTTCAAGATACGTGCGCGACAGCGCCGCGGAAAAGGCGTCTGCTGCAGCCGTACCTGCTGCTGTCGCCGCTCCTTCAAACGGGTTTCCAATCCGCGCCAAGTCTACCGGATCCAGCGCGCCGATCCGCACGCCGCCCTCACCCGTTGCCCACTCCGGCAGCAGCGCCAGCGCCGCGTTCAACCCGGTGATGAAAGTGTTGATGCGGGTGACGACGCCGTTCAGCATCGCTTCGACGCCCGAGATCAGCCCGTTCGCCGCCTGGAATGCGAAGTCACCGATGGCACCGGGCAGACTGCCCCAGATCGCCACGGCGGCATCATAGGCTCCTTGGAAAATCGCCGCCGTCCGGTCGCCGAAGCTGACGACGCCCGCGATGGTACCTTCGAGGGCCGATATCGCTGCCGCCTTCATGCCTTCCCATCCAGCGGCCATGTTGGCAAATGCCGCGTCGAGCGAGAGGCCGATGCGGGACCAGACCTCTTTTGCGAGATCGCCCAGCAGCTGGAACGCTTCACCGACGCCGCCGACCTTGTTCACAAGTTGCGAGAATTGATAGACCAGCTCACCCGCACCGACGATCAGCGCACCGATACCGGTTCGGATCAGCGCACAGCGCAGAACAACCAGTGCCGTGGCGACCCCGCGCACGGACAAGGCAGCCGCCGCCATGCCCGCCACCCAGCGCCCGGCCATGATGCCTGCGAAGGTCGCGGCATAAGTGGTCAGTCGTCCGATGTTGTCGAAGAGCACTTTGATCGCGATGCCCACCGGCCCGGTGGTGCGCGCGACGCTGGCCAGCGCATTGGCCACGGCCTCCAGAGCCGGGGCAGCCGCAACCGCGAGTTGGTTCGAGACGCCGCGCCAGATCAGCCCCAGCCGGGAAATCGCATCATTGGTGCGTTCGATCTGGTCAGCATCAGCTTCCGAAACCACCACCCCGAAGGCAAGCACGTCCTCGGTTGCCTGGCGTAGCGTTGCGGTGTCGATGCGCGACATGGCGATGGAGCCTTCTTCGCCGAAGAGTTGCCCCGCGACGGCGGCGCGCTCAGCCGCAGGCACGAAGCTTTCGATGGCGGCGTTGATCGCCCCGACACGCCGGTCCAGCGGCAAGGCGATCAGGTGAGAGGCGGAAAGCCCGAGCCGGTCCAACGCGTCTGCCGCGGGACCAGTCCCAGCCGCCGCCTGGCTGAGCCGCCGCGTCAGATCCTTGGTTGCCTGTTCGATACCGGACATGGATACACCGGCCAACTCACCCGCGCGTTCCAGTGTCTGGACCGAAGCGACGGTTGTGCCCAGAGATTGCGCCAGCTTGGCCTGCACATCGACGGTCTGTAGCCCGGACCTGATCATCGCGGCCCCGGCTGCGGCCAGTGCAGCCGTGGCCGCTGCGGCAGCCAGCGTGGCGCGGCGGGCGAAGGCGGCGACGCGCGCATTGGCCAGGTCCATTTCGCGCGACAGCCGCCCGAACCCGCGCGCCCCGGCCTCACCGACGCCTTCCAGCTCGGCGCGCACCTGGCGGCCACCTTCCGCCACGAGGCGGACGGATACGCGTTTTTCAGCCATCGCGACTTCCTTCCATCTGTTCGTTGAGTTTGCGCACCATCACCGCCTCGATCTCGGGTAGGAGTTCAGCGGCGATCAGGGTGTCGATGCCCAGCGCTTGGGCCAAAGCGATGGCTGCCCCCATGTCCCAGCCCAGCACCGCGCAGGGGATCACGCGCAGCTGACCGCCAAGACGGCCGACGAGGTCCCAGACCTCCCAGCCGTCTTGCGTTTGGGGCTGGTTCAGTCTGGCCGGGCAGTCGGCGCAGCGCCCTTTGCAGGCTGCACAGTAGCTGTCGCCCCCGCCGAAGGACCACTCGGCGAGGGCGCGGAGGCGTTTTTTTCCGCGTCCAGGATCAGGCCGCGCGCGACATACTGGGTCTGGAACGCCTCGAACACTGGCCAGATTTCCAGAAGGGCGTCGATGCCGTCTGGTGACACGGGCGTGGGTTGGCCCATGGCATCACCCACGCCCTCCCAATCCAGAACGGCGCGGCGGGCGACGGCCTTTGCCATCGCGAGCGCCAGCTGTTCCTGGCTGGCATCTTCGGGCAAGGCTTCGAGGGTGGCATCGGCGCGGGCAGACACCATCAGGGCGGTGGTCAGCGGCGCGACCTGCAAGCGCAGGCCGGGGGCAAGCTCCAGCCATTCAGGGGCGGCGGTCAGGTTCAGTCGGATCATCAGTAAGCCTCGATATCGTTGATCAGGGTTGCGGTGCACATGCGGGCGGGGCTGGTGGCTTTCGCAGCCTGCCAGTCGAAGGTCGCCTGCACGCCCTGCGGTCCGGTAATCTCGATCCGGGGGCGCGGCAGATAGACGGCATGCACGGTGAAGGTGAAGCTCTCGCCCGAGGGCAGGACATAGTCGAAGCTGATCTCGCAGGGATCACCGTTGATCGCCTGGGCCACCAGCGTGCTGTCGGCAAAGCGCACCTCGATCCGGCCGGTGAGTGCTGCGATGGACGGGTCGGCCCCGTCGATCTTGCCGTCGCTGCGGATGGTCTCGATCCGGTCGAGGTTGTTGGCATAGGTGATCTCGGCCGAAACCACATTGCCAAGCGCAGAGCCATTCCGGCTGATCGCGCCGTTGAAATGACCGAACCGCTGCAGGGCCAGATCGGCAGGCGTGCCCGCGCCGGTCGTCGTGGCGATGGTTTCGCCCTGCGCCATCAGCCGGGCGGTGGCCGTCAGCAGGCCCGAGCGTTGCACCTGCCAGGACAGCTGATCCAGCACGCAGCCGGAATACATCGCAAAACGCGGCACCTCGGGCATGCCGGTTTCGATCGACATCGATGGCAGCGTCCACGATCCGGATTGAAACTCATGGGTATAGGGTGCCGCAGCGCCGGTGGTTGTGGGATCGCCGAAGGCTGCCTTGAGCCAGAATCCGAAGGCCTGGGCATCGATCGGCACAACGACATCGCCATCCGCCGTCACCGCGTCCTTGATCGGGGCTAAAGGATCGCGACCATAGCCCAGTAGTTCGCTGTTCAGAAGCGGCTGTTCCGATCCCAGCGAGGTGCTGGCAAAGGGCATTTTGGTGAACCCGCCCGCGGGGGGCGTTCCATAGGTCGTCTCGAACGCAAGCGCCATCTGCGCCCGCGCCCCTTGGGCTCGTGCCATCGTTTTCTCCTTGGATTGTTGGGGTCAGCCGAGTGGATCGGCTGTGGAATAGTGCAGCACCACCGGAATGACGGCCGCCTTCAGGCTGGCCGCCCCCTCGACCGGCAGATCGACGGGACGGGGCGCTTCCGCCTCGACCCAGTCGCAGAGACCGCCCAGCGTGCGGTCGGCTGCAATAGCCCCGCCGATGCTGGAGGTCAGCGTGTCAAACGCCGTGTCACGGTCGGCGCCCTGAACAACCACTTCGATCTCGGCGCGGTGCTGGTAGTGGTAGCGTAGCGGCGAGAGGGTGACCTCGGGCTCGCCCGGTTCGCCGTCGCGCAGGATCAGCAGGCCGTCGGCCGGAACGCGCTCGGGCAGCACCTCACCGCGCAGGGCAGTAGCGTGCAGCGCTGAGAGCCGCGCGTGCAGCGCAGTGAGGATGGTTTCGCGAGGGGTGGACATGGTTGTTTACCGTGATGCAGTTGCAGAGAACGTCTGTTTCGAGCCCGGATTGACGGATGCTGCGCGGAACGAATGTCGGCTTCTTCTTGCCCGCAAATGTGTCAATGGCCGCTAAGCAGTCAACGCGGAACCAATAGTGCAGTAAAAATTATTTATAATACGATATTGACTATATAATGTATTGTAACTGCCTTGAGGCGACCCTATCTTCAAGACATGACCCAACTGATTCATAATTCAGCCTGCGCAAGTACGTCGCCATACGACGGCGTTTTTGTTGGGTCATTTGTACCTGCACAGGCTCTTTTTAAGGAGCAAACCAAATGGGAAATCTCAACCACCAATCCTGCTTTCGGAACAGGGCAAGTGTTCGGTCGCGATAACGCCGATACACGCACTCTTGGCATTGTTCAGCTGATGATCCTCAACCGGATCAATGCAGACCCCGAAAATGCAACCGCACGAAAGATCACGGATGACTTGTCCGAAATCTTTGGCGAACGCATCCCTGACGCGCAGGTCTTCGTGACCCTCTCGCGCCTACGGGATCGAGGTTTAGTCAATGCCGCCATCCCTAAAAACCCATCCACGATTGGAGAGAAAACGAAGATTACTCGTTCTCCTGCTTTGCCGTCTAAATCAACCGCACAACGTCGCGGGCGAAGGGCAGCAATCATGCAGTTGACGCCGGAAGGTGTCAGCGCGGTTGAGCAGGCTGCTGCCCAAATTCGCCTGTCGGCTAGTGCCACAAAGTCTCTGAAAGGGGACCGCGATGACACGACGACGACAAATGCAGCCTCGGCTGCCACGTTGGGTTAAGGTGTTTCTATACCTTGCCTTGTGGCCGTCATGGAACTTTCGCCTCCACTGGTGGCGATTGCATGCGAACTACTACAGGTCTTTCCGCGAAGGCGGTGAGGCAGCAGCCCAAAAGTACGCCAGCCAGGCGGGGCTGTACTATGCGTGGATGGCGCTAACGCGCATCTTTCGCCCCCGGGACTGGTTCTTCCCCGGTGATATATTCTGAGGAACCACGAAATTCCGTAGCCCGTGCTCGTGCTGTCCGGTTTCATCCCTTCCAACTCAAGGCGGCTTCGGCCGCCTTTTTTTTGATATGGTTTTAGCACTACTACGCCCCTGTCTCCAACGACCTGTAACCCTGTTTCAAAAACGACAGATGTTAAACTGGAAGCCTAAAAACAGCCATTGGCAAGCGAACATCCGACGGTGGCTTCGTCCGCACTGCCGACGTCATAGCCTCCCATCCACCCAATTCGCCACAATCAGCCCCGGCACACTATCCAACGCCCTTGCTGCATCTCGCGCGAGGTCCAGCCGCTTTGGCAGCTTCACCTGCGGCACCAAGAGAAAGATCGGCGCGGTGACCCTTCCGCGTCCGGTCTTCGAGCGCGACACCACCGCCTGACCCTTGGTGTTCAGCCGCGTCTCGGCCACCAGTAGGCTCGGCCCCGTCCTGCGATATACGAACCGCAAGCGCAGGCCGCGCCGTCGTTCCCATTCGCCGGGTGTGATCCGACCACCGCGCGTGGATTTTCCCGCAGCGGGCAGCGGGATTGCCAGCCAGAACCCGTCCTTCGAGCGGATCAGCGGGCCGGTGTCGTGCGCGCTGATGATCTCCGGGGCCTTGGACCAGACCAACGCGGCCGCATCGAGGCTTTCGCCCGACCTCGGGAAGTTTCGGCTGCGGATTGAGTTCGCAAGGCGCCGACCAAGCCCCGCACCGGTGATTTGTCCCCGCCAGTCGGATTTCAGCCCAGTTCCGGCCTCGCGCATCGCGGCACTCACGGCCTTTTCCCCGGCATTGATTTCAGCGGCCATCATGGCGACGAGATCAGGATCAATGTCGAGTTTCAGCTTCAAATTTCCACAGACCTCATTTTCCGGCTATGATGCGCGTTCATTTCAACTTCAGAACCGGGGAGGAAGACGATGATTGATCGTGACGCATATGTGGAGAAAGCAAAGGCGAATATCGACAAGTGGAACGCAGAGATCGACAAGATGCAGGCAAGCGCCAAAGAAGCGCAGGCTGATGCGAAGATCAAATACGAAAAGCAGCTTGCGGAAATGCGAAAGCAGCGCGACGAGGCCGAGGTGAAGATGAAAGAGGCGCAGCAGGCGTCCGACGCCGCCTGGGGCGATATGCGCAAAGGCTTCGAGCAGGCATGGGACAGCCTCTCGGAGTCGTTCCAGAGTGCTATGAAGCGGTTCAAATAGCTGATCACGCTGGCACCTCGGCGGCCATCAATGCAACGAGATCAGGATCGATAACGGGCGTCAGCTTCATGATGGCCGCAGATCCAGCGTCCAGATCAGGCGTTCGCGGTCGCGCAGGGGCTCGCCCTGAATGGTGAAGCTGTCGGCACCGATCACGATCAGATCGCCAGGGCGAGGGTCTGGCAGATCGTACACGCGCACGTCCACCATCATGGTGTCGCTGACCAGGCGCCCAGCGCCGAATTCGGTGATGCGATCCGGGGCGCGGCGGATCACCCGGATAGTTCTTTCCTCGGACGTGGCAGCCGACATCCAGAGCGCGGCAACGGCCATGGACGGGTTGGAATAAATCCGGTCCATGGCGGCAGTGAAGACGGTCATGGCAGACCATTCAGTTCGAAGTATGCAGGCGGATCGCGATGCGTGGCCGCTTGTTCACCGGCAGGATCGAGGCCTCGGTCATCAGATCGATCCAGCGGCCTTTCTCGTCGAGATGCTGGCGGGCATAGAGCGGCAGGCCCATGGTGTTCGCCGCTTCCAGCAGGTTGGCCGGGCCGCCATAGGTGGTGAAGGTGTCCATCGTGCCGAGGGGGAAGGCGATGCCTTCGCTGGCCGGGATCAGGCGTTCGGTAGCTTTGGTCGAAAGCGTGACAGTGCCAGCGTATTCCTCGAACACGATGCCCGCGAAGGGGAAGTTGCGGCGCACGTCCTGACGCAAAGGCTGCGCGCCGGTGGCGGCGTAGAACTTGTAGGCCTCCTCGGTCTTCGGGTGTGCGATCAGCTTGTCGAAGAATTCCCGGCTGACGAGGGCATGCACGTCCGACATGCTTTCGCCCAAGAGATTGTCCTCAATGGCGCGCAGCACCTCCCGCACCTTGCCCTGCACATTGGTGCCCGCGGTGCCGAGCAGGAAATCCACCGAGATTTGTGCGAGACCGAACTCGGTGAAGTAGTTGTAGAGGGTGGTCCCTGCACCGTCTTTCACGATGCCGCGCAGCGCGTTCATCTCCATGTATTCGCGCGTCTGGGCGTGTTTGCGGCGCATCAGCTGCAGCTTGCGGTTCATCACCTCGACCAGCGGGTCGGCACCATCAAAGACGCCCAGCGCGGGCTGGCCCTGAATGTCGGCGGGCAGGATCACGTCATCATGCGGGATCCACGGCAGGGCAAAGCTGCGCATCGACCGCCCCTCGCGGGTGCCGAGCGTTGCGGGGCCACCCAGCGGCACCGACGGCAGCAGGTTCAGCACCCCCTCGTATTGCTCAATGATCACCGAGCGCTGGCTGACGCCTTCGAAGCGGAAGAGACCGATCTGGCCGAGGCGGGTGTAGAGGTTGGGCAGGATGTTGATGGCCTGCGTCATCTCGGCCAGCGAATAGCCGCCAGCGTCAAAGGGATTTCGGACAAGGGTCATAGGGTGCTCCGGAGGATGAAGGGGGAAAGGGCGTCAGACGCCGTCGCGGGCGATGATGCCGACGGCAGCAAGTTGGCCGATCTTGGCGGTGATCTTGGTGCCGTCATCGACGGTGGCGTCATAGGCGAGGCCTGCACGCGAGACGATCGAGGGACCACGGACCACGACAATGCCGGTGGCGTCCGCCAGCGTGGCATCAACTGCGTAGAGCAGAACGGCACTGGCGGTCTGCGCCCCATCCGAGCCAGTCGCGGTCGCCAGCTTGTATTTGCCGCTGGCGGTGATCTGGCCAAGCACCGAGCCGACCGGATAAGGCATGCCTTGCAGCAGAGTGATCACCTCGCGGGTGTAGTTCGGGTTGACCTCATATTTGAGGACATCGCCCATGCTGGGCTGTTCCGTCAGGACGGGCATTGGTCAGTCTCCATGATGTTGGGGATTGGGGCGGTGGTTCAGCGCTGGGCGTCAGTCGCGGTTTTCTTCGCCGCCGCGATGATCGGGCTGTCTTTTGCGGCGGCGGCTGCCGGGGCGGTGGCGACGATGCCAGCAGCATCGCCGCGGGCCGCAAGGTCGGCCAGCACGCGGGCGCGCAGCGCTTCGGGTTTCAGACCCTTGGTGACGGCGTCGGCGGCATCGATAGTCACGCCCAGCCGGGCCGCTTGCGCACAGACCTGCGCCACTTCGGCGGCCTCAGCACGAATAGCCTCGGCGGTCATTGCTGCTACTTCCGGTGTCGGCGCAGCAGGTGCCGGAGCGTCCGTCGCAGGCGCGGTGGCAGCGACCGACGGGTCGGTCGTGGTCGTGGTCGGGGCGGTGGCTTCATCGGGTGGAGCGGCAGTTGCGGCCGGGTTGGGAGTGTCGGTGGGCGTGATTGTCATCTGTGGACCCTTTCTGGTGGGGGGCGTGATGCCGCGGGGTGCGGCGGCGAAGGCGCGGAAGGCGGTGACGGGATCGGCGAGTTCGTCAGCCAGACCTGCCGCGATGGCATCGGCCCCGCGGAACACGGCGGCTTCGGTGGCCAGTGCTGCGGCATCGGACAGGCGATCTCCACGACCGGCCGCGACGGTTTCTGCGAAGAGGAAACGGACCACTTCCAGCTCGCGCTGCATCTGGTTGTGTATGGCCTCGGGCAGAGGTTGATACGGATTGGCATCGATCTTGTGCGATCCGGCATGGATCAGCGTGACGGCGATGCCCTTCTGGTCCAGCGCGCCGCTCATGTCGGTGTGCAGGGCCACAACACCGATGCTGCCGACAGCACCCGTCCGGGGCAGGATTATCCGGTCGGCCTGGGAGGCCAGAACGTAACCTGCGGACAGTGCATGTTCAGCAACAAAGGCGTGCACCGGCTTTTGCGCGCGGGCGGCACGGATGCGATCTGCCAGATCGAAGGCCCCCGCGACCTCCCCACCAAAGCTGTCGATGTCGAGCGCAATGCCTTGAACGGCCGGGTCGGCCAGCGCAGCCTGCAGCTGCGCGGCAATCCCTTCGTAAGACGTCAGGCCGGAGGATTGGCCGATCCAGGCGCCTCGGTGCACAAGTGTGCTCGCGATTTCGATCACCGCGATGCCATCCACCACCGCAAATGGCTGGCTGCCGTTCCGCCGGTGGCGCTGCGCGAGATCGTTCCCAAACAGCGAGGCGCGAGCAGGAAGAGAGGCTGCGGATTGATCGGGAATGTCCACGTCCAGCCCTTGGAAGACGATTTCCTGCCCGGTGATCCGCGGCCCTAAACCCGACAGGAATGCCAGCGCCTTGGCCGGGTCGACCATCAGCGGGGTGTTGAACGCGCGCTGGGCGATTTGCGCGTGGTGCATCATGCGCCCTCCTTGGGGTCGGGTTTTTCATCGGCGCTGTCGTCCGCCTCGTCGTCCCGGTCGCTGTCCTGATCCGTGTCTTTCGCCCCACCTTGGCCCGGCCCCTGCGCGGGCGATCCCGGACGTCGGAAGTCGAGGCCCAGCGACAGCTCGCGTTTGCGCTCAGCGGCGATTTCCTGATCCACCTGTTCGGCGTCATAGCCGCGTTCCGACAAAGCTTGCGTGCGGGACTTCAGGCCCGCTTCGATCTGTAGGATCTCGGCCGAGGCGTCCTTCATCGGATCGATCCAGTCCCATTTGGTCGGCAACCATGCGCAAGCCTGATATTGTCGCCGCTGGCTGTCATAGCCGGGCAGATCCAGCGCGCCTGACAGCACAGCGGTGTCTATCCAGCGCACCCAAACGGCGCGGCAAAGCTGAAACACCAGCACGCCATGTTGCCAGGCCGAGATGCGACGGCGGAATTCGATGAGCGAGATGCGCGTGTTCGAGAAATTGCCCTTCGCGGTGTCGCCGGTCAGGTAGCCATATGGGATGCCCAGCGCCGCAGCGATCTGCAGCAGGGTCCGGTATTGAAATGGCTCATAGGTGCCGCCTGAGTCCGGGGTTGCCGGGGTGGAGACATCTTCACCCGGGTCAAGCCGCACCACCTGGCCCGGTTCCACCTCCAGATCCTCTTCGGTCGGTTCCAGCGGGGTTTCTGGCGCGGGCGAGGTGATGAACATCGCGAACATCGCAGCGATCTTCTTCCGCTCAAGCTCCGCATCATCGTAAAGGTCCAGCGTGAACAGCTTCACGATCGCAGCAGAAAATCGCGATACGCCGCGCAGCTGACCTGCTTCGACCGGGTCGAGGACATGGATCACCTCTGACGCGGGCACCCTTGTCGTCTCGCCCGCAAGCCCCGGGTCGGTCATGTCACCGGGATGGCGGCGCAGGAAGTGATAGGCCACGCGGCGACCGATGCCGTCGAATTCGATTCCCTGCCGGATCAGCCCCGCTCCGGGCAGGGTCCTGTTCATGTCGAGCGGCAGCATCTCTGCAGGCAGCATCTGCAATTGGAGGGGCACGGTCAGACCATCCTCGGCCCGGCGCGACCGAATTCGGATGAACACCTCGCCCGAGAGGAACACCTCACGCGCCGCCCGGCGCTGCAGTCCGTAGAAGTCGGTCAGACCCTCGGCGTCGGCATCATCGGTCCAGGCGAGCCACAGCGCCTGCAACTCTTCCTTCTTCGCCGCATCCGCAATGGTCGACGAAGGCTTGATGCCATCGCCGACGACATTGCTGGCAAAGGACTCCACGGCGTTCGCCGCATAGCCGTTGTTCCTTACCAGCCAGCGCGCCCGCGCCGTAATCGTGTCACCCGAGGCGGCGATCAACGTATTCACATGGGCGCGGCTGGCGCGGAACCCGCGCAGGCGACGATGGGCCTGAGCGGCATAGAAGCCCCCGATGATCGAGCCAATGCGCTGACGGAACGCTTCAAAGGCCATGGATCACAGACCTTTCGAGGCGACCGTGCCCCATCGCCTGCGACGCGGTGTGCCGGTGGTCGCGCTGGCGATCCGCGTTTCCAGATCGGCAATGGCGTTGGCCAGCTCGGCGTCCGAGCCATAGGTGATGGTCTTGCCGTCATAGCTGACTGAGCGGACGCCCGCGTAGCGCGCTTCCTGCAGGGCCGCCAGCAGGGCGCGCATCCGTTCCAGATCCATCTTAATCCCTCATGAAGTTCGGTGTGTAAGCCCGGCGTTTGCGCCGCGGCGTCGTTGGTGTTCCGGCCTTTGGCGGGGCGGGTGCGGCGGGTTCGGTCGGTGCCGCCTGCTGAGGTGCTGGGCGGGTTTCGACCCCGGCCTGTTCTTCGAGCCGCCGCCATGTGGCCTCGTCCCAGCGATCCGCGCCCATGATCCACGCGGCTGCCCGCGCATAGACCCGGCAGTCAAGCGCCTCGTTCCTCTCCCGCATTTTCTGCCATTCAGGGTGGGCATAGCCGCGCTTGTTGCGCACCGTGACCAGCTGTTCCGCCACCAGCTGCTTGAGCCATTCCGTGTCGATCCAGTCGGGCAGATGTACCGTGCCAGGGGAGTCGAGCACCCCAAGCGAACGGTCTTCATCCGAGGGCCGCTCCAGCCGCAGGTAGCGATACGTCTCGGTCTTGAACGTCGCCGTGGCCACCGACCAGAGCCGTGCGCCCCGGCGCAGACGTTTGCCGCCAATGGTGGCGTCGACAAAGGTCGGGCCCGACACCGGCGTGGCGCGGTTGAAGCCTTCCAGACCTTTGACGGGAGCGACCTGATCGAACCCCTGCGCCCGCGCCCAGGCATAAACGGCGGCGGACTCGTAGCCGGTGTCGATGGCCAGCTTGCCGATCACCATCACCGCCCCATTGGCGCAGACCCATGTCCGACCGAGCAGGGCCGTCAGCTTGTCCCAGCAGGCCGGATCATCCGGGCCACCGGCAATGACAATGTGATCGACGAGCCAGCTTTCCAGCCCACGCCCCCAGGCCCAGACATCGACCTCGATCCGGTCCTTCTGTACATCGACGCCCGCGGTCAGGAACAGACCACCGACGGGGATGTGCGCGCCGCCATAAGCTTCGCGCCGTTCTGCCAGCCGCTGCCATTCCGGTGCGTCGCCCGACTCGACCCATGTCTCGCCCAGCAGAGTGTTGCGCGCCGCGCGCAGCATCTCTTCCGAGCCCTGCGCCGCCAGCCAGTCCCGCGCGATCTGCTGCCAGCTTTTCCACCCCAAGGGCGAATAGAGCGCCGAGAGGTGGAAGCCGATGGAATGCGGATCGGCGGACACCGCAGTTGACCTCCATTCGCCTTTTTCCAGCATCTGCGTCTTGTGATGCTCTGCGATCGGCTTCTCGCAGCCCTCGCAATGATAGGCGGCCGTGTCGGGCCGCCCTTTATCCCAGCGCAGGCGTTCGAACTGCAGCCATTGCATCGCCCCGCAATGCGGACAGGGCACGAAGTACCGGCGTTGGTCCGATGCATCGAACTCCCGTTCAATGCGCGACAACCCCCGGATCGTGGGCGTCGAGACCATGAACACCTTGCGCCGGTGCGAGAAGGTGGTGGTCCGCGCCTCGGCCAGGGTAACCGGATCGCCTTCCTCGTCAGCTGAGGCCGGATAGGCATCGACCTCGTCCAGAAAGATGTAGCGGGCTGGCATGGACCGCAGGCCAGTCGCCGAATTCGCACCGGTCAGCACCAGGATGCCGCCCGGGAATTCCTTGGACAGCATCGAATTGCCCGCATCCCGCGACCGTGCAGGCTGCACCCGTTCCTTCAGCGCCGGACTGTCCTCGATCAGCGGGTCGATCCGCCCGCGCGAGGTGCGTTTCGCCATCTCCACCGTCGGCAGCACCGCCAGCATCGGTCCCGGCGCATGGTGGATGACGAAGCCGACCCAGTTGTTGCCCGCCTCTGTCGCCCCAACCTGCGCGGCCTTCATGAAGCTGATCCGTTGCGCCGGGTGCCGCGGCGACAGCGCATCCATGATTTCGCGCAAGTAAGGCGTGCGCGTGGTGCGGTATTGCCCCGGCTCGGCCGAGGCCCGCGAGGACAGTTTGCGGTGCTGATCCGCCCATTCCGACACCGTCAGGTCCGGATCAGGCCGCATCCCGCGACGCCAGGCGCGCAGGATGTCTTCGGCCCCGTCAAAGGTGAGATCGAGGTCTGCCGTCAGGTCGTCGCTTGCCGTGTTGTCACTGTCCGAGACTGATCCGGAGATCGGCGAGGGCGTCGAGTTGCGCTCTGACATGGGTTTCCAGCACCCTCTGCAGGATCGCGGCCTCGATCATCACCGGTCCACCGGATTGCCTTTCCACCCCGGCGGCAACTTCGGCCGCCATCAGTGCCGCCACCCGGCTGGGCCATGTGACCCAGACGTCCCGTTCCTGCCGGGCAAGGCGAAACACCAGCGTCTCGGCGCGCGCCCGATCAACCAGAACGCCCTTCTTCTTCTGGATTGCCAGCTGGCGCTCCTGCGCCTGATAGACCGTCAAAGCGGTGCGCGCCTTCAGATAGGAGGTGCTGTCGGCGGGACTGGAGATGCCAGTTTCGCCGCCGGTGCTGCGGCGTTGCTGATCCGGATCGGTCATCTCTGCGCGACGGGCATCCGAGCCTGCCGCGTTGATGGACCCGTCGTCAAACAGCACCAGCCGACCGGCCTTGCGCGCCTTCTGGATTGCCCCGCGCGACAGGCCGGAATGGGCGGAATACTCGCGTTCGGACATACCTTCCATGGCGATGGGACGTGACCTCAAGATATTGGGATTAAACGAAAATAGTGATGTTATTCAGTTGATTGCACTCACTCGTCGAGCGATTCTCGGATCAGGAAATCACTCTCGGATCGGAGACCAGACCATGACCGCCATCACCACAATTCGCATCGATCATGACGTGCTGCCCCACCAGTTCGACCGCTCGCGCCCCGACGCCGTCGCATCTGCCATCGAGGCCGCGCTGCGCGAGGACGGGATCACCGCCGAGGCATCGGATGTGATCTCGCACATCAAGATCGAAGTGCCGACCTCGCAACTGGCCGCTGCCAACACCGTGCTGGCCGATCTGCAGCTGATTTGAATCCCGCAGTGCAATCAGAAAGCACTGATATTGCTTGGAATTGCCTACGACAATCGGCGCAGCAGAGCGATTGTGATGACATGAAAACGATCCAACTCACCCAACGGAGCCAAGCCATGACCCGCCTCAACCCGATCACCACACCCCGCCACCAGTTGCGCGCCGAGAAGGCCCGGCGCAACCGCGAAGCCGCCCTGAACGCCTTCATTGGCAAGAAGGCCGAGATCGACGAGATGCTCTCCCGCCTGCAGGCGCTGAGCGACGATCATTTCAACTGCCATCCCGACGAGGTCAACTGGGGCAATGTCGGAACCCTTGAGTACTACGCCGGGCTGCTCAAGCGCCTCACCGACAGCGCTTTTTGCGAGGGTGAGCACGCCGAATAAGCCGACCATGCGAACTTACGCGGCCCGCCAATGCGGCGGGCTTGCACCGGTAGAAGGCTGCGCAATCCCGCGCCACCCGATCAGGACCGGAGACACAATGCCCAAACTTACCGACACGCAATCCACTATCCTCAGCGCTGCTGCCCAGCGCGCCGACAATCTCGCGATGCCGCTGCCCAAGGGGCTGCATGGTGCCGCCGCACAAAAGGTCGTCACCATGATGATCGGGCGCGGCTGGCTCGAGGAGGTCGACGCCGACATCCGCAAAGGCGAGCCGCTCTGGCGTGAGACCGGCGATGGCCACGGCACCACGCTGGTCGTCACCGACGCAGGGCTGCTGGCCATCGGGGTTGAGCCCGTCGTGGTCAAGACCATGGCTGCGATCCGCACCCACGCTGCACAACCGCCTGCGTCCAAACCGCCGACACCGCGCGCCGGAACCAAACAGGCGCAGATCATCACCCTTCTGCAGCGTCCCGAAGGCGCTACTATCGCCGAGATTGTCGCGGCAACCGGTTGGCAAGCTCAAAGCGCGAGGGGCATGATCTCAGGGGCGCTGAAGAAGAAGCTGGGCCTGCCGATCACTTCCGAGAAGGTCGACGGACGCGGCACGGTACATCGTTTGGATGCCTCCTGACCGTCCGAACTTCAGCGGCCAGTACTCGATCCGTTGCGGCACGGTTGGCATATTCATGCCGCCAGCCTCTTTGCCTTCAAGTCGGCGAAGGTCTCACCCGTTTCGGCCAGCACGGCATTGGCACCGGTGAATTGCTGCCAGCGCTCGATGGCGACATCGACGTAGGCCGGGTTCAACTCGATCCCGAAGCACACGCGCCCGGTCGTTTCGGCCGCGATCAGCGTGGTGCCGGATCCCATGAACGGTTCAAAAACGGCCTGACCCGGGCTGGAATTGTTAAGGATCGGGCGGCGCATGCACTCGACCGGCTTTTGGGTGCCGTGGACGGTGGCCGCATCCTGATCCTTGCCGGATATGTGCCAGAGGGTGGTCTGTTTGCGGTCGCCCGCCCAGTGGCCTTTGCCGGTCTTCTTGACCGCATACCAGCAGGGTTCATGTTGCCAGTGATAGTCGCCCCGGCTGAGAACGAGGCGGTCCTTGGCCCAGATGATCTGTGAGCGGACTGCGAAGCCCGCCGCTACCAAGCTCTCGGCCACGGTCGTGGCATGCAGCGCACCATGCCAGACATATACGACGTCGCCGGGGAACAGCGCCCAAGCCTCGCGCCAGTCGGCGCGGTCATCATTCAGCACCTTGCCGGTGCGTTTCGTTTTGGCCGCTCCCGCCTCGTTGCGCCAGGACGGATCATACTCCACGCCGTAGGGTGGATCAGTCACCATCAGCAGCGGACGAACATCGCCCAGAAGCCGATCAACCACATCGGCAGACGTGCTGTCGCCGCAAATCAGCCGGTGCGATCCCAACTGCCAGAGGTCGCCCGCCACCGACACCGGCGTGACCGGCGGTTCGGGAATATCATCTTCGCCCTCGACCGCCTCGCCTTCGACCTGATCCGGATCGCGCAGCAGGGCGTCCAGATCCTCATCGGTGATCCCGAGCAGCGACAGGTCGAAATCCTCAGCCATCAATCCCGCGACCTCGTCGCGCAGCATAGCCTCGTCCCATTCGCCCAGCTCGGTCAGTTTGTTGTCTGCGATGCGGTAGGCGCGGCGTTCAGATTCATCGAGGTGGCTGAGCTGGATTACCGGCACATCCTTCAGCCCCAGCATGGCGGCGGCCAGCACCCGCCCATGCCCCGCGATCAGCTCGCCATCGTCGGCCACCATGCAGGGCACGGTCCAGCCGAATCTCGCCATGCTCGCCGCGATCTTGGCCACCTGATCGGTGCCGTGAATTTTGGCATTGCGGGCATAGGGGCGCAGGCGGTCAAGCGGCCAGGTTTCGATCTGGCTTGGCGCAAAAACGAGGTCCATGGGGGCTCTCTGACAGGCGGACACGCCGATGCGCGCGGGCGAATGGCCAGCGATCAGATCGGGGTCGGCGATGTTGGGGAAATCAAAATCGCCCGCGAGGGTTTCTCCGGGCGAACTGCTTCGATGATCAAGGTATGAGTCAAGGGGGGCAGGTCTGTCAACAGAAAATCTTGCGTCGATTCAAGGCCTTCCCAGCGGGTGGCTTCCGGTGGCTGGCTTCTGGTCAGGGTGGCTTCCCTGGCTTCCGTCGGGTGGATTTTACTGTTTTTGTCAAGAATCCACCCGGAGAGCGAATGATCCAGCGTAAGTCTATGTAATCGCGTGACTTAATTTTTGGCAATCACCGAGGTGGATTCCAAGTGGATTCCCCGGTGAAGAAGCCATGCGCTAGCGAAATGCCGCGCTGCGCCCCCCCGTATACAAATGGGGCCCGGGAGGAACCATGGCAGGGGGGTGCCAAAGCAGCTTCGTGAGCAGTCTCCTGCATAACACGGCCTCAAACTGCCCCGAGCCCGTCCTTCGTCAGAATTATCCGGGTGGACATCCGACCCAAAAAAATGTCTTTTGAGCGATAAAAAAATAGATAGTCAGGGGCAGTTTCCATTGAACGTTCAACAACATAAGAAGCTGACCGACGACATCTGGGAAATCGCTAAGCGTTTGCGCGGCCCCTATCGCCCGCCGCAGTATCGACTTGTCATGCTGCCCATGGTTGTCCTGCGTCGTCTGGACTGCGTATTGGAACCTACGATTGATCGGGTCCATGATGAGCACACCCGCCTCAGGGCGGCTGGCACGCCCGAACCCGCCATGGTCAAGATGCTGGCCCGCGTGGCCGATCCGACCCGCAAACAGCCGCTCTACAACACCAGCAAATTCACCTTCGACCGCCTTACGGCTGATGCCGAAAGCATAGCGCCAAATCTTGTAGCATATATCAACGGCTTTTCACCCATAGCCCGCGCGATCTTTGAGAAGTTCAAGTTCAGTGAACAGATCGAAAAGCTCGACGCGAGCAACCGCTTGTTCAACATCGTCAAGCAGATGGCCACGGTCGACTTACACCCCGACCGGGTGGACAACCTCCAAATGGGCTATCTGTTCGAGCACCTTGTGATGCGCTTCAACGAACAGGCCAACGAAGAGGCGGGGGACCACTTCACTCCGCGCGAGGTCATCGAGCTGATGGCGAACCTCATCTATACCGGCGAACAGGATGTTTACAAACCGGGCATCTACCGCACGATCTATGACCCGACCTGCGGCACAGGCGGCATGTTGTCGGTGTCAGAAAATTTCATCCGTGACGGCAACAAAGCTGCGAACCTCGCCCTGTTCGGGCAGGAATACAATGATGAAAGCTGGGCGATCTGCTGCTCGGACATGCTGATCAAGGATGAAGAGACCGACAATATCAAGCTCGGCGACACCCTCGGCGACGGCAAGACCAAAGACGAGTTTGAAGGCGAGCAGTTTCACTACATGCTCGCCAATCCGCCGTTTGGGGTGGATTGGAAAGATCAGAAAACAATTGTCGAGAAAGAACACAAGACGCTGGGCTTCAACGGGCGTTTTGGGGCGGGCACCCCCGACATCGACGATGGATCGCTGCTGTTTCTCCAGCACATGATCTCCAAGATGCACCCGAGCCCAGAAGACCCTGAAAATCCCGGCGACGGGTCCAAAATCGCCGTGGTGTTCAACGGCTCGCCCCTGTTCTCGGGCAGTGCGGGCGGCGGGCCATCCAGCATTCGTCGTTGGATCATCGAAAACGACTGGCTGGATGCGATCATTGGCCTGCCGGATCAGCTTTTCTACAACACGGGCATCTACACCTACATCTGGATGGTCACGAACCGCAAACCGCCCGAGCGACGCGGCAGGGTGCAACTGATCGACGGGACGTTGTTCGCCGAGCGGATGGACAAGAGTCTGAACAACAAGCGCCACCGCATCACCGAAGACCAGATCGCGGATCTGACGCGCATCTATGGCAACTACCGCGACGGCGAACAGGCCACAGTGGTTGTCAACAAAAAGACGGGCGAGCGGGAAACGCGCACCGTGTCGCGCATTTTCAACACCCATGAATTCGGGTTCCTGCGGATCGTCGTGGAACGCCCGCTGCGGATGAATTTCAAGACCACGTCAGACCGCATCGCGCGGCTGGATCAGCTTGACTCTGACAAGCACCCCGTTTCTGACCTGCTGGCCGTGGCCCGTGCGATGGACGCGGATCGGCTGTATATGGACCTTGCCGAATTTGACGCAGATGTGGTCGACGCGGCGGATGGCCTTGGGATCAAGTTGGGCAAGCCTGTCCGCAAGACCCTGTGGCTGACCGTTGGCGACAAGGACCAGAAGGCCGAAAAGTGCATCTGGGTGGGTGACAAGCCTGAGGCCGACGCGGAGTTGCGCGATACTGAAAATGTACCACTGCCCGCAGGCACGTCGTTTCCCCTGCCGATGCCCTTTGGCCCCGACCCGCAAAACAAACTGAATGGCGATGTGGTCAAACTGATGACCCCTGCGATTGATGCCTATATGGCGGCCGAGGTGCTGCCGCATGTGCCCGATGCGTGGGTCGATTACAGCAAGACCAAGGTGGGATATGAAATCCCATTCAACCGTCATTTCTATGTCTATAAGCCCCCGCGCGAACTGGACCAGATCGAGGGCGAGATTGAAACGCTGGAAGGTGAGATTGCCAAGCTGCTCAAGGGGCTTGTCTGATGAGCTTTGTCGTTCATCCGGCCCGTTTTCCCGAATGGGCCAAAGACCTGCCCGAGGGATGGCGGAGCGATTGGGTCAAATGGGCTGTCGCTTTTGCCTCGACCAAGCGGGACGCACTCGAAGATGACGAGGCAGAGGCGCTGCCTTATATCTCAAATGAAGACATCGCGTCTTGGACCGGGCAACTCCTTAAAGAGAACCCCGAACCTGCCGACAAGGAAGGGCGCGTTTTCCAGCGTGATGACGTGCTGTTTAACAAACTGCGTCCCTATCTTGCAAAAGTATGGTTGGCCGAATTTGACGGGATCAGTTCGGGTGAGCTGTTGAACCTGCGGGCGTCTGGCGCGGTGCATCCACGCTTTCTGTTTTACGTTGCATCTTCATCGGCCTTCATTGACACGATCAACGCCGAGACCTTTGGCACCAAGATGCCCCGCGCCGATTGGGAGACCGTCGGACACCAGCCCCTGCCACTCCCCGACCTCGATACCCAGCAGCGAATTGCGCGGTTTTTGGATGACAAGACGGCGCGGATTGCTGCGCTGATCGAAAAGAAACAGGCGCTTCTGGACCGTCTGGCCGAGAAACGTCAAACCCTCATTACCCGCGCCGTCACCCGAGGCCTCGATCCAGCGGTCCCCACGAAGGACAGCGGCATAGACTGGTTGGGCAAGGTTCCGGCGCATTGGGAATTTCGCAAGCTCTATAGAATTACCAACATCTATAGGCAAATTCGATATGGTATCGTTTTGCCCGGGCCTGACTTTCCAGGCGGCATACCGATCATTAAGGGTGGAGACGTAAAGCCCGATAGGCTTTTTGCTGATTTGTTAAATCGGACCGATCCAGAAATTGAAGCCGGATACGCCAAGTCACGCATGAAAGCAGGAGAGATCGTTTTCTCTATCCGAGGCAGTTATGGTGATGTTGAAATTGTTCCAGACGAGTTGGATGGGTGTAACTTGACGCAAGACACAGCACGAATAAGCCCTGAAAAGGGTTTTGATACTGGCTGGTTATTGTTCGCCCTGAAATCAGGTGTGACTCGGCTACACTTGGAGGCCAGAGCACTCGGGTCCACTATAACTGGCATTAATATCTTCGATCTGCGTCGTTTGCCATTACCTGTCCCACCAAGCGATGAGCAACGCCAAATTGGGAACTATCTGCATGAGGAGACAGGCAAACTGGATGAGGCTGCGCAAAAGTGCCAGCTATCTATGGAAAAGCTGCAAGAATACCGCGCCGCACTCGTCACCTCTGCCGTGACGGGCAAGATTGCTGCGCTTTTGGATGGATGAAGCACCTGAATACGCGTTCGCCGGAACGGCCTGCGCAGACAGAATAAAGACGTTGAACAATAGGCCGATGAGTAATTTGGAGGTTTGGAATGGCAGACGTTTTTCACGACGGAATTGACGCCCTAAAAGCGCAGGTCGAAGCCAGCGGTATCGTCGGGACTTGGTCCGAGGAAGCTGGGGGGAAGCATGTGTTCCGGTCGCGGGAAAAGGGCATTTTGAACTATTGGCCCGCCAAGGGCACCGTTCAGTATCAGGGCAACGTTGCGGCCCAAGAGCCGCTGAAGGCGATCTTTGCAGATGGCGCACCGGCGGCCCCTCTAGTTGCCGCAAACGCAGTTGATGCGAAAACTAAGATTTTTGTGGTCCACGGCCATGACACACAGGCGTTGGAACAGCTTGAACTGATCCTTCGCAGGCTTGGGCTTGATCCATACATTCTGCAGAACAACGATGGCGGCTCCAATACGATCATTGAAGCCTTGGAACAGCAGATTTATCACGAAGCCGCGTTCGGTATCGTCCTGATGACGCCCGACGATTTCGGATATCCCAAGGCAAAAGGCGACGACGCCAACCAACCGCGCGCCCGCCAGAACGTTATCCTTGAGCTTGGCATGGTGCTCGCCTCGCTTGGCCGTCACCGGATGGTCATTCTGAAAAAAGGTGCACTGGAGACCCCCAGCGATGTTGATGGCGTTCTGCGCCTCGAATTCAACGATCACGTCAAGGAGGTTGCAGTAAAACTTGCCCGACGCATGAAAGCCGCTGGTATCGCTATCGACGATGCCCTGATTGCTGGTTGCGGGGCGTGACACCATGGCAGGGCACAGCGAAACCGCTTTTGAAATAGCAATTGAACACGGTCTGACCTCGCGCGGTAAATACGCCAAGCGGGTCGCGTCCGATTTCAACGAAGACCTGTGCCTTTTCCCCGCCGATGTGATCGGGTTCCTGAAAGACACCCAAGCCCAGAAATGGGATCAGTTGGAAGCCCTGCTCAAGGCGCAAACCGAAGCACAGGTTCTGGCCGACCTGACCAAGGAACTGGCCACCAAGGGCACGCTGCACGTTCTTCGCCACGGGTTCCGCTGCTACGGCAAGACGCTGAGGCTTGCCTATTTCCGCCCAAACACCACGATCAACCCCGAAACGGCGGCGCTTTATGCCAAGAACCGGCTTACGATCACGCGACAGGTCGCCTTCACCTCGGTGATGAAGAAGCCGGGGGGCGGCAACCGCCGCTGCATCCTTGATGTGACGCTGGCGGTGAACGGCCTGCCTGTCGTCACCGCCGAGTTGAAGAATCCCCTGACCGGGCAGCGAGCCGAGGACGCCAAGAAGCAATACATGCGCGACCGCGACGAGCGCGATCTGATGTTCAAATTCAAGGAACGCGCGTTGGTTCATTTCGCGGTGGATCCGGACGAAGCCTGGATGACCACGCGACTGAAAGGGGGCGAAACGTTTTTCCTGCCGTTTAACCGGGGGGTCAACCGTGGCGCCGGCAACCCGCCGGTGGAGGGCGATTGGAAGACCGCCTACCTTTGGGACGAGGTTCTTTCGGGCGACAGCCTCTTGGATATCCTGCAACGCTTCATGCACCTCGAAGTGAAGGAAAGGAAGGTCGCCACGGATCGCGGTGCAAAGACGATCCGAAAAGAGGCGATGATCTTCCCCAGGTATCACCAGCTTGACGCAGTGCGGAAACTTGTTAGCCACGCGCATGAAAATGGGGCAGGACGGAATTACCTGATCCAGCATTCGGCAGGTTCCGGCAAGTCGAACAGTATCGCGTGGCTCGCGCATCGTTTGGCGGGTTTGCACGATGAAACAGACGCTAAGATTTTCCACTCGGTCATCGTGGTAACGGATCGTCTGGTGCTGGATCAGCAGCTTCAGAACACCATTTATCAGTTCGAGCACAAAACCGGAGTTGTCGAGAAGATCGACGAAAACACGCAGCAGCTTGCACGGGCGATTACAAGCGGTGTGCCGATCATCATTTCCACGATCCAGAAGTTCCCATTCATCGCGCAGGCTTTGCGGAAGCTGGAAGAAAAAGGCGAGGGCCTTTCCGTCCAGACAGCGGGCAAGTGCTATGCGGTGATCGTGGACGAAGCGCATTCGTCACAAACAGGCGAAACCGCGACAGCCCTGCGCGGGATGTTGAACAAGGACGGCATAGAGGCTGCCATTGCCGGGCAACTGTCGGACATCGAGGATGACAGCCTGACCGAGGAGGCGAAGCGGGAAATCTTGCGGGAGACGCTGCGGCGGGGGCGCCAACCGAACCTCAGTTTCTTTGCGTTTACTGCCACGCCGAAGTTCAAGACCAAGGCCATGTTCGATGAACCCGGCCCGGATGGCCAGTCGCCATTTCATGAATACACAATGAAGCAGGCCATTGAGGAAGGCTTCATCATGGACATCCTAAAAAATTATACGACCTTCAAGCGTTTCTTCGGCTTGGTGAAGCAGATCGAAAACGATCCTCAAGTTCCGAAACGGGCTGCCGCGAAGACGCTCACCCAATTCTTGACTTTGCATCCGCACAATATAGAGCAGGTGGTGACGATCATTGTTGAGCACTTTCGCGCCAACGTAATGCACGAGATCGGAGGGCGGGCAAAGGCAATGGTTGTCACGGGTTCGCGCCTTGAAGCCGTCCGCTACAAAGTCGCATTCGACAGCTACATTTCAGATAGGGGCTATACCGGCATCCGGTCGCTTGTGGCGTTCTCGGGAACGGTCGAAGACCCTGCCTATCCCGAAAGCGCATATACCGAAGTCGGGATGAACAACGGGCTACCTGAGGCAGAATTGCCGGAAACCTTCGATAGCGACGATTTCCGGGTTTTGTTGGTCGCGGACAAGTATCAGACTGGGTTCGATCAACCCCTGTTGCAAACGATGTACGTTGTTAAACGGCTTGCAGGGGTCCAAGCCGTCCAAACTCTTTCTCGTTTGAACCGCATGGCGCCGGGCAAATCACGTACCTTTATTCTAGATTTTGTTAACGAAGAGGGTGACATCTTCAAGGCATTCAAGCTGTACTTTGAAGCAACACCAGTGGGGGAAAACGCAGACCCCCAACGGCTGAACGAACTGCAGCACCGCCTCTTGGCTTGGGCGATCTTTACGCCGGATGATGTCAGCGCATTCGCGGCAGTCTGGTACGGAAAGCGGAAAGACCACTCTGCCACGGATCATCGCACCATGAATGCCGTTCTGGACAAAGCCGTTTCGGTATTTCAGGGACGCGAGGAGGAGGAACGAGAGGAGTTTCGTGGACAGATCACCGCTTTCCGAAATCTATACGCATTCCTTTCCCAGATCATTCCCTATCAGGACAGTGAGCTAGAGCAGTTCTATACGTTTTGCCGCAACTTGATCTCCAAACTGCCCCCGCCAGGTGATGGTTCTTCTTTCACCCTCGATGACGAAGTTGCGCTAAAGTACTTCCGTATTCAGCAAATGACCCAAGGGTCCATCGACCTCTCCGATGGTGACGCGGACCCGTTAAAAGGCCCAACTGATATAGGTACCGCTGGTCGCAAGGATGAGGAAGTTGGCCTGAAAGACCTTGTAGAGCGCCTGAATGAGCGCTTTGGGACCAGTTTTAACAGGGCAGACCAGCTGTTCTTTGAACAAATCAGGGAGAGCGCCGCAGGTGATGATCGGATTGTCGAAGCGGCACTCGCTAACAAGTTCGACAATTTCGCATCTTACTTGGAGCGAATGCTGGACGAGCTGTTCATTGATCGAATGGATGGCAATGAAGAGGTTTTCTCCAAGGTGATGAGCGACCAGCCGTTTAGAGCAGCCGTACATAAGGGGCTTGCGCGCGATCTTTATGAGCGCATTCGAACAGGAAAACGTCACTGATAATCTGCTGTGCTGAAGATCAGGTTTCCCCAATGGGCTGGGATATCTTCATCTTCTAAAGACTCGCGTGCGTGCAGCCCAAGGCTGCACCTTCGGCATCGCCGCCGTCATCTCAACATCTCGTAACATCCGCCCCGCCATCAACCCATCGCGCACCCATTTCAGTGCCTGCCACCAATCCTCATAACCGCGCTGTGCAGATGCGATTTGTTCAGGATGCGGCCGCCAGGTGACTGGACAGGCCAGCACCTCCACTGTCCGCCATTTGCCCCGGGTCAGCACGCGTTCGGTGCCCACAACTTCCGTCACGGCCCGAACACCATGCTGATTTTGCCGCGTTTCCACCGGAACACAACGTGGAACAACTCCGGGCATCCAGTCGGGCGTCATCCCAGCGCGCGCCAGTTCGGCGACGCGGATCGCCATGCGGATGCCACCGAGGCTGTTTGGCATTCCGGCAACGGTGGCCGCTATTACCTCGGCGTCCGCATGGGTGTAACTGCCCATTTTGTGCTGCCCACCGTCCACTTTGCAGCCCAGCGCGGCGCGCTGCATCAGGACGTACTCCAGCCCGAAGCCATAGCCTTCCTCGACCACATCCTTTGGCGGGGGCAGTTCCAGCTGCGCCTTTTCCACCCGGAATGCCCATTCCAGCGCCGCCTGTACGCCCAGCGCGCGTTTCACCTTTGCATCGACGCGGCCGATCCTGCCCTGCATGCTCATGTCTGCAATCCTTCAAACAGGTTCAACTGCGCTGGGCGTTCCGCCCCCTCCGCTGGCCACCAGATCCACGGGCCCGAGGCCATGGGCAGCTGCGAGAGAGCGCCACGCATGTGCCGCTGCCAATGGATGAACTCCGTTGCCGAGCAGTTGCAGAGCGCGTGCCCTATGGGCCAGCCCACCAGCCATCCGACGAAGATAGGGTTTAGCCGCCGCCGTGCCCGGGCTTTCAGGATCCGCCGCGAGACGACGCGCCCATGCGAGGCAATCATTGAAGCCCAGAGCGGGCGCGAGATCGGGGCGTGCAGCGAGGATCGCTGCCCATGCGGCATGTTCGCCCGGTCCGGGCGGATGAAGCCCTGCTCGGCCCGGTAATGCAGGAGATCCATCCGGGACTTGCCATCGGCCCGCGTGATGCTGGCCGGGCTGCTGCCTTTCCAGTTCTGGGCCGCCGGTGTGGGCCAGGATGAAGATGCGCATCCGCTGGTGCGGCGCACCGACTTCTGCCGCGCTGAACAGGCTTGCCGCAGGCGTGTAGCCCATGCCCCAAAGTGCTCGCAGCACGGTTTCAAGGCCAAGGCTGACGTGACCGGGTACGTTTTCGAGGAAGACCCATTCCGGGTGACACTCGGCGATGACACGGGCGACGTCTGGCCAGAGGTGGCGGGGATCGTCCGCACCACCGCGTTTTCCGGCCGCGCTGAAGGGCTGGCAGGGATATCCGGCAAGGACGGTATCGAAGGCACCGCGGAAGGGACGGGCATCGAAACTGCGCAGATCATTCCAGATCGGGGCCGGGGCGAAATATCCCGCGCGCTGGGCGGCGATGAGGACGGTACGGGGCCAATCCTCCCATTCGACAAAGGCGCGGGTGTGATAGCCGGGCTCGGCGAGCATGAGGCCCAGATCAAGGCCTCCGCCGCCCGCGCAGAGGGACAATCCGTGCCGGGGACGTGACACCATGCCATTCACCACACTCCCCGCAGCCGCAGCCTGTCCGCTGTCACCAGCCTGCGGGCAAGCATTGCCTCGCACATGGCGTTGCTGATCATGCTGGGGGGCAGATATTCTTCGGAATTGACCTTGGCCGCATAGAACGCCGCCAGCTCATCCGGGCTGGGCGGTGGCTTTCCTTGCGCCTTGCGGCTGCGCTTGGCTTTCAGGGCGCTGCCACTTGCGGCAACCTCTTGGGCATCGCGCTGGGCGGCGCGTTCCATGAACCGATCCAGCGCTTTGGGCCCATCGGGCGGGTTGGGGTGATCACGCCGGGTCTCGGTGGCGACCTCGATGATCCGGTCCTCAGAGAGCCCGAGCTCATCACGCCAGCGACGAACGTGCTGCCGCGCTGGCCAGCCCTGCCACCAGGCGGGCAGGCTGGCATTGGCGGCAAAGCCCAGCGCCAAGAGCAGCTCAGCAAAGAACCGATCAAAATCGGAATCTCGCGCCTGAGCGTCCTCCTCCTCCTTTACTGGTTTCCTTAAAGGTTCTCTTACAAGGTTAGTGTCCGGATTCCGGACACGGCTCTGGCCTTTTTCCGGACACGGGTCGGGGTCAAAATCGGACACGGCTTTTGCGCCCTTTCCATGTCCGGAATTCAGACACGGCTCGGACGCGGCAGGGGTTTCGTCCGCCAGATCGTCGGTCTCTGTGAAGGGAACTTCGGCATCGTTTAGCCCATGTCCGGTTTCCGGACACGGGGTTGGATCATTTGGTGTAAAGCCCGGCTCGAACCCCAGAATGTAGCGGGTCGGCATCTGCCGCTTGGTGACGGGGTGAAGGCGCGGCACGCGGCGGAGCAGCCCGGCCGCCTCAAGCTGGCCGAGATGTGCGTTCAGCGTGGAGCGGCTGATCTCGCAATCATGCGCCAGCCGCGTCTGCGAGGGAAAGCAGCCATAGTCCGGATTGAACCGGTCGCAGAGATGCCAGAGCACGATCTTGGTGGTGGGTTTCAATCCGCGCTGTTTGATGGCCCAGTTGGTGGCGTCATGGCTCATGGCGCGGGCCTCCGAACCGGGCTGGCAACGCGCGTGGTGAACCCGTGATCCGCCAGTGCGCCCAGCGCATCGTCGAGACTGCGCACCAGCGCCCACCCAAAGCCCTGTGCCAGCACGGCATCGCGGAAGGCCTCCTGCGTCGGGCGCAGCCGTCCTTTCGGGGCTTTCAGTTCGAGAAACAGCACACGGCCGTCGCAGAGGACCATCAGGTCGGCAAAACCTGCATGCACGCCCATACCGACGAGGATCGCCTGGCGCTTTGCCCCGCGGGGGCCAGCCTCTGTCACCTCATTGGCGCAGTGATGGATGATGGCCGTGCGCGGCAGGGCAACGCGCAGCGCCTGCACCACCACGCGTTGCAGATCAGCCTCGGGGGTGCCGCGCCGCTTCATGACCCCACCTCCGGATCCGGCCGGTGGTTGCCCCGCCCGGGATGCCTTGCATCGACCACCACCCGCAGGATGCGGGCGTCCTTGCGCTCCTGTTCCGTCTCGCCATGTTGAACGAGCACATCGCAGGCCAGCCGGATCAGATGATCGGAATGGTGGACCACATCGGCCACGACGGCGCGGGCCTCGCGCCGCCGCTCGTCGATCCAGCCCGTGCGCGCTGCGTCCCGCGCAGAGTGTTTGCGAACGGAAAGGCGCTGCTTCATCGCCGACCTCCCGCGCGCCGGGGGCTGGGCAGTTCCTGCTGTTGCAGCCATTCCTGCACCGCGTCACGGCGGTAATACACCTTACGACCCGCGCGCACGCAGGGCGGCCCGAAGCGTCGCGCCTCCCAGCGGCGCAGCGTGTCCACTGTCAGATCCAGCTCAAGCGCCAGGTCCAGGCGGCTGATCCAGCCGGTCAACACGCCACTTGGCGTGGATCGCTCTGAGGTTCCGGTATCTCGCATGCTCTTGTCTCCCGTTGATCGCCCGAAGCGGGCTGATTTCCGGATCCAAAAGACGCAGACGCAAAGGGGTGGCGGGAAGGCGCGGGGTGGCACCGGAATTGGCATTGCGTGCCACCCCTTGTTTTATTGGGGATTGCGCGTCTGGCGCGATGTCGGAGAGCTCAGGCGCAGGACGTGCAGGTGTGCCCGCGAACACCACGCCGGGGGCGGTTGTGCCTGTTCGCACCGCATGAGAACGCATCAGGCGACACTCAGCAGCACACGCGGGATTTCAGTTGGGTGGCAGGGTGGCATCGCTCTGCCGAAACCGCGCCACCCCTGATTTCATTGGAAATTTACAAAACTCGCTGGTGAATCTGGCGGCAATGCGCGCTGCGCGACCCATCGTACGCCACCACCGCGTGGGCCGCGCTTGCCAGATTTTTCGCAAAACCCAACAAAACAACGGGTGGCACGGGTGCGGCGATCCGCTGCCACCCTGCGCCTCCCCGCCACCCTGGTGTGTGTGATTGGCTTGATTGTGGGGCGAATCTACGCCTGTGTCACAGGTGAAAGGACGTGCTGAGTTGGTCAACAGATTACGATTGAACGATAAATCAGTGCGGGAGGCGATCCCCGCCAAGGGACGTGACTATCAGATCTTCGACACCGAGGTGCGGGGCTTCTCGATCCGCGTCCTGCGGTCGGGCAACCGGTCGTTTGCCCTCGATTATCGCTATGCCGGGGCGCAGCGCCGCATGGCCATCGGGCGCTGGCCGGAATGGACGGTGACAGCGGCGCGCGAGCGCGCAAAGGAACTGCGCCGAGAGATTGACGCGGGCCACGATCCCCTTGGCGCGCGGGGTGAATTGCGCGAGGCCCCAAGGATCAACGACATGATCGACCGCTATCTGGCCGAGCATGTGCCGCATCTGGCCAAGACCAACGCATCTGACCAGCGATCAATGTTGACGAAACTCGTCGCACCCCACTGGGGCAACAAGCTGGTCAGTGAGATCACGCCGCATGATGTGGCGAAACTGCTGAACATCATCGCCAAGGGCCGGGCGCGGCCTTCTAAAGACAAACCGAACAACCGGGCGCGCAAACTGCAAGGGTCAAAGCCGACCCCGATCCGCGCCAACCGGACGGGCGAGGTGCTGCGCAAGATGTTCACGCTGGCCATCAGCTGGGGCTGGCGCACGGATAATCCGGCGGCGGGCTTCAGGAAAAGGGTGGAGAACGCCCGTGAGCGGTTCCTGTCGCAAGCCGAGATCGCGCGGCTGGCCGAGGCACTGGACGGGGCTGAGGATCAGCGCGCGGCGGGAATCATCCGGATGTGCCTGCTGACCGGCAGCCGGGTCGGCGAGGTGCGGCAAGCGCGGTTTGAGCAGTTCAATCTGGAGCTGGGCAGCTGGTCAAAGCCCGCCACCACCACCAAGCAGCGCAAGATCCACCGTATCCCGATCTCGGCCGAGGTGGCAGCCATTGTGCGCCAGCGCCAGCTTGTGGTGCCAAAGGGCAATCCGTGGCTCTTTCCAGGCGATGTGCCGGGCCAACCGGTCAAGGAAATCCGCCGCTTCTGGACCCACATGCAGAAAGAGGCCAGGCTTCCCGAGGTGCGCATCCATGATCTGCGCCATACCTTCGCCTCCTTGCTGGTCAGCGGCGGGTCCTCGCTGGAAATGATCGGCAAGTTGCTGGGCCACAGCCAGATGCAGACGACCCAGCGTTATGCGCACCTGATGGATTCGCCCCTGCGCGCCGGTGTCGATGCCGTGGCCAGTATGCTTCGGCCCCGCCCGAAGATCGTGCATGATGCCGATGCCTCGCCCAGGAACCTGTCCGACGATCAAAGGTCCGCCTGA